TTATTTTATATAAAGAAACAGGAAATGAGAGAAATGGCGCCCCGAGCGGGTCTTATCACTAACGCCCGAGGCCGCGGCGGTTATGATCTTCCGTTTATCAAAATTCATAATTACATTTCCGTCCTTTATTTCAAGTTTAGTTACAAAGGTTGAGAAAAAAGCTCTTAATACTTTCGGGTCTTGGTAAGAGGTCAAAATATACCGCAACTCCTCAGCTATAGCCTCGGTATCACCTTCGCTGATGTTCGTTTGTGGTGGTTTTTCGGAATCGATTAATTTTATCTCACCCTCTAGCCTGCCGATGGTGTTTTTGTGCTGTTTGATGCGCGGCGCAAGGTCGGACAAATTCAACTCGCCAGTTTCTAGGGAGTCATAGAGTCGCTCTAGCTTGCCTTTAGCTGCAGATAATTGGGTCGACAGCTGTTGCCGGCGTTTTTGGTTGTCTTTGCCCCACGAATCATTGGCGGCTTTTAGCTCAGTGATAAGGGTATTCAAGGCGGCTGGCGTTAATGCCTGACTTAACAGCATCTCAATTAGAAAATTATCGAGTTCCACGGCTGGGATTGGCGGGGCATCACACCGATGATATTGAGTTTTGTCACGGCACTTATAGTAGTGCCTGATCTGATTTTTTCGGCCGCCGCTAACCACCTGCATAGTGGCACCACATGAGCACTTGAGTAGACCGGAAAAAACAAATGAGCTTTTAGGGGATCCGGTGTCAGGATTTGGCGAGGCGGCGCCGATAATTTGCTGAACAGTGTCCCATTGTTCCTTCTCAATAATAGGCTTATGCGAATCCACCACCACCCACTCATCACGTGGCTTATTTCTGCCGGTTCGTTTGTCTCTTCGGCCAAAAACAGTCTGGCCAGTTACGGCCTCTGACTTCAAGATATAAAGCACGCCTTTATTATTCCAGGGCTTACCTCTATGGCTCAGGCCTTGTTGATTCAGGCTGACAGAAATCGCTTTTGCTCCATGCCCATCTAGGCGCAACTTAAAGATTTTTTTAACCAGATCCGCCTCGCCATCATTGATAACAAGTTTTTTTCTTTTTGGGTTATCAGGAGAGGGCACAGGCTTATAGCCAAACGGCGGCTGGCCACCGTTCCAAAAACCATCATGGGCATTTTTGAGCATGGATCGCATGGTGTCGCTAGAAACTTGGCGGCTATACCATTCATCGACAATTTCCAGCACACCTTCAAGCAGCCAACCGGTATCTGATTCTCGATCAATTGGGGTGGACACATAAATGATTTCAACGCCAAGCTTATCGAGCTGGCGCTTATATAGGCCGGCGTCTATTTTGTTGCGAAAAAATCGAGACGTTGACCAGGTGATCAGGTAATCGGGGCTATGCACATCGCAATAGGTCATGATGTCCTGAAAGGCAGGCCGTGAATCGTTGCGACCAGAGCGGCCATCATCAACAAACTCACGCACGACAGTCGCGCCCAGCTCCTCGACTTTTTTACGGCAGCGCTCGACTTGCCCCTCGATCGGCAACTCTTCCTCTGCTTGGCCTGTGGTGCTAACACGGGCGTAGATAACTGCGTTTTTTCCCTCCATGGGCGGTGATTTTACACTTAAAACAGTTGCTAGGCGTGTGACACTGAACTAACCATTCACAAGACATACTACCCCGTTGTTTTGTCTTGCTTTTTCACCGATTCTGGCTAAATGTCAGAGAGCCCGATTCACACACCAAAGCCCACCGTAAATTTTATTTGCGTGGGCTGTAAAACCAAGTTTGAAGCGAGCCCGGATCGTCACGAGGATGCCCCGGATCGTCCTTGGCATCCGTTTAGCTACTTTGCCCAGTGCCCTCGTTGCGGTGATGAGGCGAATCAAGCCTGGTGGCAAATCAATATCTGGAAAGGTCACGCCAATGCCACCGGACCAACCTCGGCCGAAGGTATCGCGGCAGTCACCAGCAACATCGCCGGCCACCCAACCCCACAAGAGGCCTTGATTACCCGCTTTAATGCCATGACCCACGGCAACGATGCCAAGGTAGCGCGATATTTCCCGGCCCGACCCGGTCAGTATGAGATTTGCGAGGGTTGCGAATACCTTGAAAGTGTCTGTGAGACACAAAAGGGCTGCCTGAAACGGGCTGAGATAAACCTGCGTTATCAGATTGCTTTTTCAACCCAGGATCCACGCGCCTTAATGGATCTGCATTCCGATCGCATGGCCTCGCTGCATTCATTGATCGACGAGATGATTTACATCGTCGCAAAAGATGGCGCCCGCCTGACTGCGCCAAGGATGTATTATGACAAAGACGGTTGTTGTCATGTATTCAAATACAAAGACCAGCACACGGGCAATGATGTAATCATCAACGAACACACCGAACACCCGCTACTAAAACGGATCTTCGAGGCAGTGGCCAAGGTTGGCCTGGCCATGCCCGATATGAACATGACCCCCAAAGGCCAGGACGAGACCAGCATCATCAAGGGCCACCTGGCCAAAGATGCCGCTGATCAGGAGACCATGGCCGATTTCCAGCGCCGCAACACCGAAGCCCTGGAAGGTCTGGCCGACATGATCGAAAGCAGTAAACAGCAAACCGAACAAGACGAGATCCTGATCGAGTTTCAACAGGAAGATGATGGCCATGGCTGAACGCGTCTCATCAGCCCAGCGGGTCAAACTGCAGCACGTCGCTGAGGCCGAGGTGATGCGCTACGCAGGCAATCACTCGCTATGGCACAAGTATGTGCACAACGTCGAGCTGGATGCGGCCCAGGTGCTGAAAATGCACGAGATGGACCAGCACAAAAATACGATTGATTTTTCCTGTCGTCGTACCGGTAAAACAGCAATAAAGGAACTCTGGGATCTTGAGTATATGGCTTGCAATGCCGACCAGGAACTCGGCATCGTTGCACCACGCGCCGCTCAGTCTGAGGTAAACCTGCGTTATCACACCGACGCCACCCGTCGCTCTGACATTCTCGACAACTACCTGGCGTTTAAAGATGGCCGCCGGCAGCGCTCAGACACCTATTACCAGTTTTCCAATAATTCGCTAGCGCGTTCCTACGGCATCATGTCGCAAGTCGACGGCGGCGACCTCACCATCGCCAGCCTCGAAGAGGTCGACGACATGCCCAAGGATCGACTGTATAGCAATTTCCTTTTGATGCTGGGCTCTAATCGGCGCATGGGTGCCGACCAGAGCAACATCAAAGATCCGATTATTAGAATCACCGGTGTTTTCAAAGGCGCCGACACCCTGGCCGAGATGGTTAAAAACGGCAAGTATCACGTCCTCACCACCGTTAACGCCTACCTCGGCATGCAGATGGGCATCATCAACCGCAAATTCATTACCGACATGAAAAACGAGCTCAGCCCAGACGAGTACATCCGTCAACTGCTGTGTAAAAACGTTTCAGCGCGCAATCTGGTATGGGAAAAATACGTCCGCAAGGCCATGCAGATCGGCCTCGAGGCAGGCATCGAACTGGCCCAGCCACTGCCAGGCATGCAATACAAAAAACGCGGCATGTTAGGGCTGGGCTATGACCACACCGGCCATGGTGAAAACCCCCAAGCCTCCAAGTCGGCCGTGGTGATCACCGAGCAGATCGGCAACTTTATTTGTGTGATCTTTGCCAAGACCTGGGCAGCCGGTACCGATGAAAAGATCATCGAAAATGATTTGATTGGAATCTGGGCTTATTTCCGGCCGGATTACGCCATGGGCGACGCCTTCGGTATTGGTCTGATCACCTCTGTTAACCATCGCCTGTTAGCTGAAAAACTAACCACCATCGACATCAAGGCTATCGGCGACGGCCAAAGCACTGCCAGCAACTGGCCCGATTGGCCTTTCGCCCCGATTCGTTTTGAAGGCATGACCAAGCACATCATGGCCCAGGCCGTGCGCAAGTGTTTTCACAATTCAATGGCCGCCGTGCCTTACTTTGACGACCTGGATATAAACGATCCAGACACCGCCGACCTGCGCACCCTGGTGCGACAGCTCACCAATATAAAAACCGAACACACCAAGGCCTCATACAGCAGTTACAAGATGGTGAATACTAAGCTTGGTGATGATCTTTTCGATGCCTGCATGGCCTCAGTGTGGGCGCTGGGATCACAAGGGGCAGCACCAGCTTGCACCGTGGTGCGGGTGCGCAAAGAACCCCAGGCAATCCAACAACACACACCCGGACAACTACAGCGCTTAATCATGGCCTATCAATGGTTGGCCTGGTTGCATCAAACAGGCAAACGGACGAGGGCGCATTAATGGCGATCGGCGAATGGTTTAATCATTGGGGCAATGGCAAGCCGGTGGCAGGCGAGGTAACGCCGGTACCGGGTAAAGAGCTACCCAACACCACCCGCACAGGCAAAACCCCTACCCCTGAGCAACAGATGAAATATCAGTACGCCTGGGAGTTTGTCGACCCCAGCGTAAGAGCTGCAATCCTTGATATCCGCAAGATGGACCGCGACGATACGCGGGTGAAAAAGGTCCACCAACGCACTGCCAGAGCGATTGTAAAAGGCGGTCTGATGCTGGAAATTGCCAGCGACAAGACCCGTTTAATCAGAGAGTGGAAACAGTTCGTAAAACGCCTCCACTTGGACCGACAGGAAAAACTCGAATCCGACGCCCGTGGCCTGATCATGGAGGGCAACCTGCCCATGCAATGGGTGATTGATAAACTCTCGCCGCGGGTGGTGCAGGGCGTGCGCATGCCGGCCGAAACTATCCGCCCTGTAGTCGGCGAAAACGGTGTGTTTGAAAACCCACAAGCGGCCTATGAACAGATCGACATGATCTATGGCCGGGCAACGGCTAGCTTTGCACTGTGGCAGCTCACCATGGGCCGCCTCTCACCGGATAACTATGATGATTGGGGTTGTTCTGGTCGGCCCTTACTGGATTCATGTCGGCAAAAATATCTACAGCTAACCATGACCGAAAGCGATCTGGTTAAACGTCGCCATGTGCGTGCACCGAATCGCTTGTCGCATTCGCTTGAGGGTGCAGACGAAGAAGAGTTAGAGAAATACGAAAACAAGGTCTACAACGAACAAGGCGAACAGAATACTGATTTTTTCAGCAACAAAAAAACCACCGTTCAATCAATTCAGGGCGATGCCAACCTCGACCAGATAGCTGACGTTGCTTATCTACTTGATTCATTTCTTGCAGGCACGCCCATGCCGGCCGGCATGCTTGGTTATAACAAAGACCTAAGCCGCGACATTCTCGAAGATCTGAAAAAGGATTTTTTTGAAGAGGTCGACGCCCTGCAAGAAACGCACGCCTGGGTGTATCAGCAGGGCTTTGAGTTGCACTTGTTGCTGAAGGGTATCAACCCGATGAACTACGATTTTGCCGTCAAATTTGCCGAGCGGAAAACAGACAGCCTCAACCAGCGTGCCGATCTGGCTCTTAAATACCAGGCTTTGGGCCTACCTAAAGAAACAGTCTGGCGCACAGCCGGCCAGAACCCGACCAAGGTGTTGGAACAACGCAAGGCCGAACAAAAACATAAAGACGTTTATGGTAGCGACGAAGGCGACGAGCACGACCTGGACAAACCTCGGCCGCGGGTATCAGTCACGCCGAATAATGCCCGTAAGGGTGAATCAGCGACGAGTATCAGCAACTAATGGCCGACCTCGCCACCAACCAACGCACCGCCACCCCGGCCGTCATTCGGCGCGCTTCGGCGGCTGCGCGTCGCTCTATGAATGTGCTCGACCGTCAGGCCCTGGCCCGGTTGCAGCGTATTTATAAGGCAGCGGTGAAAGATATTCAGCTGCGTATTCATGCCTACGGCGGCGCCACCGGCACGCTACGGCTTGAAGGCATGCGCGCCATGCTTGGCCAGATTCAGACCCGCCTCGACGAGCTGACCGAGGCGCGAAACACCTTACTCAATAACAACCTCGACGGCGCGGCATTGATTGGCATTAAACCCTTTCAGGATAGTGCGGCGCTGGTGTCTGCAGATTCATTTAACCAGGTCGCCCATGAGGCAGTGAATTTTGTCCGTACCTTTGCCGACAGCAACGGTGTGCAGCTGTCTGATCGGCTTTGGCGGTTGGATAACAACGCCAAAGAGATGGTGACCCGACACATTGAATCGGCCGTAATCCAGGGCCACAGCTCCAGCCAGGCGGCGCGTGAATTTCTCAATCGTGGCCAAGCGGTACCCGCGGCCCACCAGGTGGCTATCAACAACGCCAACGCCATGCGGGTGGCGCGCACCTTTGGCCGGGAACTGATGACCGGGGAGATGAATCCTTATGCTCAGGCGCGGCGTCTATTTCGTACAGAGATTAACCGGGCTCACGGCGAGGCCTACATGGCTGGAGCAGAATCACACCCGGATGTGGCGGGGTTTCGCTATCTGCTTAGTCCTAACCATCCTCGGCCTGATATTTGTGATATGCATTCCAGCGTTAATTTGTATGGCCTGGGAGCTGGTGTTTATCCGACACGCGAACAGTGCCCTTGGCCAGCTCACCCGAATATTTTGAGTTATGTGGTAGTGGTGTTTTCTGACGAGATCAGCGAGGCCGATGGTAAGGCTCGCACCTCACGTATTGACTGGCTAAAGCAGCAACCGCCACACATACAAGAGGGGGTGCTGGGAGCGCGTAAAAAGCGGGCTCTTTTGCAACAAGGTCTATTAAAGCAAAACGAAATCGCCACGCCCTGGAAGGTATTAAAACAGCGCTACGAGCGCCGCGGCATCGATACCGATAAGCTGTTTGTAAAATCAACCGCTAACGCGCCGGCACTGATCGGATCCGATCGCATTAGTGAACTGCAGCATGAGGCCCGCCAATATGTTTTAAACCAGGGAGAAAAAACAGGCTGGGAGCACCTGGTTGCCTTTGATGTCAACACAGGTAACGAATTCATGCGCAAGACATCGCGCAAACCACGACAAGTAGACTTTGATAGGCACCAGATGGTCATGCTGCAACAGCCTGGCAACCGCCTAGAGATTACCCACAATCACCCGAGTAGTTCGTCGCTATCCATCCCTGATCTGCGCGTTTCAACCCTGCCAGGTGTCAGCAAGATTGTGGCGGTAGGGCACGACGGCACCACCTATACCGCGGCAGCCTTGACCGATGTTAAAAGCCTGGTTGATGCCTCAGCAGTGATAGAACGCGAAATATTCAACAGCATTAAGAGAAAGGTTCAACGTAATGAAATAAGCATAGACGCGGCTCAAATCATGCATTCGCATATCCGCAACCTGGTACTGGATAAGTTGGGAATGATCGATTACAAGGCCTTCAACACCTCAACCAATTTTAATAAATGGCGTCACGAGCTTGGCAGCGATGAAGTTGAAGCAATCGCCAACACAGCCCGCGACAAAGCCATCAAGGAGCTGCAGCTGTGAGCAATATCATCGATCCAGAAGTTGGCCCATATTCACCCCGTGAAGATATCGAGGCCTGGATAAAAGAACTGGAATTAATGCCCGATTCTGAATCGCGTCACGACAGTATTAAACAAGCAAAACTTTGGTTGGAGCTACAGGAGAGATCATCGAATGAGTGATAAAAAATTAACACGCTGCAGCTGCAGCCGGGTTTTGTTTGATGGTGATGTGCTGAAAGGTACAACAGTTATCAGAGTGAAACCTGATGGAGCTTGTGAAGCCAAGTGTAAATTTTGTAAAAATTGGGCGGCGGTGCCTTTTGTTTATCAGGCTGTGGTTGGTTGATATTGAGATGAAACAATATTTTTGGAATATCCTGATTTCGATTGACCAACTAGCAAACACCGTTGCTGGTGGTGATCCAGACGAAACTATTTCAAGTCGTGTCGGGAAACGGCGTCATAACTGCAAATTTTGTTACTGGCTCTGCCGGGCGCTGCACTGGATAGATCCGCATCACTGCGATAAATCAATTGAGCTGGATGAGGGGAGGTAATAAACGATGAGCATAATAATTAGCGATAAATCACCAGAGCAAGTTGCATATGAGAAAATTGTAGGCGCAGCCAAACAATTGAAAATAAATCTGATGGACATGGAAGCCCATTTAGCAATTACGTTTGTCAATTATGATTACGTGCGAGATGTTTATCAGACGTTGGAGCGAGCAACAAATCAATTATCTGTTTTAGTGCTGACTCCGGGCATTGATCAATATGCCCGTGATGCTGAAAAAAATAAGTCTTATGATGTTGTTGCTGAAATCACATCACTGCAAACTGTTATAAATGCTGCTCTGGTCGGTATTAATGATCAAGCGCCCGCAACAGTCAATCTAATGCCTCCATCGCAATGGAATGGTGGCAGGACAATGATTTCTAATGTACTCACAGACACGCAGACTGCTGATCTACGCAATGTACTTGCGCTAGTAATTTCTGAGATTGGGTAATGTCTATTAGCTATGTAGGCCAGCGCGGCACAACGTGGATAAATTCGACGGGATCTTTATCTCGTACGCTGACGTTACTTGGTGCTACAGCTAATAATTTACTAATTGCATCGCTGGTAAAGCGCGTCAGCAATGGCGCTCCTAGTGTTTCGGCCGGCTGGACATTGCTAGGTCATGTTGCCGGGGCAGGGGCAACACATACTTTGTGGTATAGGATTGCAACCGGGGACTCTGGCGACGATATAACAACGACATGGGGAGATACTGGAGAGCCACAGTTGACTGTGTGGGAGTACACAGGCAATACAACTATTGACGTACTAGATAGTGTTGTTGCCACAAGATACGCCTTCGGCACAGTAAATACGCTAGGGAGTTTGACCCCGGATTCATCCGCAGGGGCTATGATTAGTGTTTTGGGGAATCCAAATTCATTGGAGTGGAGATCTAACGGTCCATTCATTGATGTGGGCACACGTAATGATAAAGTTGGGGGTACATCTTGGGATCCCTTACAATCGATAGCCTTAATCCCTTATACCTCTACAGCGGCTATTGATCCAACTTGGTCAACAACAGATACCGGTGGCGCAGCACTAGGGATACAAGTGTGTTTCAAAGAGCCTGGTGGCGGTTCTAGCCCCGTTTCAAACACTATCACCTCGTCATTCACGGCCTTGGCAGTTGCCAGCCAAGCCATCACCCTGCCACACGAGTCAAACCAAAATCTTGAGGCATTATTGGCCCCCGCCTTTGAGTCAGTTGTTTATTTCGATGATGCCAAAGCGGCCAACTTAGAATCACTCATCGCATTAACTGCTGAGCAGGCGCCGCTGTTCAATGCCTTGGCCACTATCAATACCAGTCAGGGCGGTGCCTTGGAATCTCTATTGCAGACTGCAGCGCAAGCACAGCCGGCACTTGAGTTGTTGGCTGAACGTGTTGGCACTGTTGGCGTCAATTTTGAAAGCGGCGCCTCTGCCCTGGCTGTCTCTAATCCAATAAGCTCATCATTCACGGCCTTAGCGGTTGCTAGCCATGCCATCACCCTGCCGCATGAATCAACGCAAAACCTTGAGGCATTATTGGCGCCAGCCTTTGAGTCTGTCGTTTTTGTCTCTGGCGTTAAAGCAGCTAGCATAGAATCGCTCCACGCATTAACAGCCGAGCAGGCGACGCCTATCAATTCACTAGCAACGATTAACGCCAGCCAGGGCGGTGCGCTTGAGTCGCTGTTAAAAACTGGCACGGCGGCATCGCCGGCGACTGAATCACTGGTTAAGGCGGTTAGTAGTATTGGCGTCAATTATGAAAGCGATTCAGCATCACTCGCTGTTTCAAATTCGATTGATGTGGCACTGACATCGCTAGCTCAAAGCACCAATAGCCTCAGCGTTAATTTTGAAACCAATATCACGGCGATAGCTGTTTCAAACTCGGCCAGCATCGCGCTCGAATCGCTACAGGGATTAGAGCATTTTTCAGAGGCGCCATACGCTGTATTACGTGGTTTTGCCCGTGGCATTGATGGCAACCTGGAGGCGGTGGCGACGTTGGTGGTGGCGGGTGATGCCGCGGCCGAGGCCTTGATTTCAACTGGCAATGGTTTTCAGGTAAACGTAGAAATTCTACAGCTATTGCAACAGGCCTCAGCGGTGCCGATTGAAGCGGCGGGAATCGACTTTATTCCTAGCTATCTCGATCTGGTAATGTTGTTGTCTGATGAAGTAAATATCAACGCGCCGATAATCGATGAGATCAATTTATTCTAGCAAAAAAGGACATAACGAACCGTTGTTATGTCTTGATTTAATTGTAAATATGTAACCTGATCAAAGGCAAAACGCGCTGGGTTTCCCTACAAGTTATCCCGGCCGAAGCGATAAGCCAGGCACTGTGAAAACGGTGTCGGGCTTTATTTGTTTATAGGGATTAAAAAATGTCGATTATTGCCGCGGAACTTAAAAAATTTGCAGCGCTGAACCGTCCTGAAGACGATGCCACATTGACCGGTGGCGGTGTTGATATTGGTTGCATACTTGAAGTAACTCAGCTGGCTGCGAATGACACCCTTGAGGCGGTCTCTGATAATGTCGCCGACATTATGAACCTGACGATTGACGGCCGCCTTGCTGCCGGCGATCCAAACTCTGAGGTTAATGCAATGAACGGCACTACAGTGGTGTCATTCACAAGCACCTTAGAGCGTGTTTTAAAAATGACTCTGGCTAGTGCGCCAGCCGGCAACGTTACCATTCGCCGTTCTGCCAGCGGCCCGACGGTTGCGGTGATTCCTGCAGGCAAAACCAGCGCCTCAATTTTATTTATCGGCTCGGCGTCAGAGGCTGGTGCAGTTACCCGTTGTGAAAAAGAATTTTGGAAAAACGAAAACGCCACGCTCACCCTGACCGCGGCAAAAGTCTCGCTGACAGCAGACCCCAGCGCTGTGGTGCGCATTGCTGTAGAGACCGCCAAAAACGACAGCACCACTATAGCCAATCGCAAGGCTACTCCAGCCGGCGTTAGCTTTGTTGATGATGGCGTCGAGGTCAATGTGCCGGGTAATCAGCTAGAGGCCGGATCAGTGATTGGTGCATGGATAGAGCAGGCGCTTAACGCTGGTCATGCGGCGCTTAAATCTACTTTCACAACACAAATCGCCGGGACTACAACCTGATGAATAAATTTATTTGTAAAGGCCCAGTAATCGGCACCATCAGCCAGGCGGACATCGATAAATCGGTGGCCGATGTTGATGCTGGCGAGCTCGACAAAGCCATTCCTCAGGATGCGCTTGGGCATAAAAAGCGCGGCGTGATCAAAAAAATAACATCGTCTAAAGGTGGTGTAAGCCTGAACGAAAACGGTGATCCCGAGATAGTCAGCCCAGAAGCACAAAAGACCATTGTTCCATGTGGTCATGATCTCACGCCACTGATCGAGGCAGTGCCTTTTGATGGTCTGGAGTATGAGGTGGTCTGCCCAAGTTGCGGCAACGTGGTGGCGGTGAAGCGGGTGGCGGATCAATAAGTGAAGGCCGGCGAGCACGGTGTTATCACCAGGATCAACACCAAGTTTGATCTTGGTGGCGCAACTAAATTTAGCCTGCATGTCGAGCGCCCAAGTGGTAGCAGCTTTGATGTGCCACACGAGCGCTTTACTGTCGGCGCTATTGATATCGATACGGACGAGGGCTCTTTTTTGGCTAATAAATACGTGCTGTTTACCACTGCCGAAGGTGAGTTTACCGAAGCTAATGATAACGACCTAAAGCTGACCGTGGATTTTGGTGTGGGCAAGAGGTTGAAAACAATCAACAAGATTTTAACGGTTGATGAGTAGGAGTTTTTACAGTGCCAAACAACGTCATTCATCCAAATAAAAATCAGTCAATGCGATTCTTGACTGGTCTCAGTGTGCGCCTGAGTGAAGGGTCAACGACAACGGTTGAGACTGTAACAAGGGCGGGGCGTTTTTACGATCCGAGATATGGATGGTTTGATATCACTAAAGCGATGTTGCTGCAGATGGTAGATAACTTCAGCAAGCGGACTTATGGGCAGGATATCTATTTCGATGTTGCACATAAACCAGACGATGGAGGCGCTGCCAAGGTTCTGGCGTTGTCTGTCGAGGGAAACCGGTTACGGGCAAAACTTGAATGGACCGAGTTCGGGATTGATGCAGTTAGAAAACGTGGGTTCCGTTATTTATCAGCTGATTTTGTTGAAAACTACATGAACAACGAGACAGGCGAGGAGAAGGGCGCCCTTTTACGTGGTGCTGGTTTAACACTTAGACCTGTGATTAAGAACAACGAAGCTATTCAGTTATCTGAAGGCGACGAAGAAATACCAACCTTTATACATCCTGAATTATTGAAAGAACTCACTGAGGAGATTAATCAAATGAAAGATAAGTTTTTAAAACTGCTGTCTGAGGCCCTGGCCAAAATTGACGGCTTGACCGATGCCGTCATTAAGCAGCTAAGTGAAAATTTTGACGCTGCACTTGATGGCGTAGCCGATGATGCAAAAGCTCAGGTCTTGCTCGCTTCGTGGACAAGCACAGGAAAAACACTGGCCGAGGCCATGAAAACCAACCCTAACGCCACCATCCAACTGGCAGCCCCTCAAGTTGGCGGCCCGACCTTGGCCGAGGTTGAGGCAATGATAGCCAAGCGTGAATCTGATAGCGCCGCGGCGGCTAAGCAGTTGACTGAACAGTTAGAGACTAACGTTAACCTTTATAAAAAGCTGTTGAATGAAGCGGAAGGTCTTAAAGAGCTGCCCGATGATCAGTTGGGTATTTTGTTATCTGTTGCTGATTCTTTTACTGCCGACATGCCAGAGATAACTGTTCGCAAACTGGCCGAACAACAGATTGAGCTAGGTAACAAAATGACTGTTTCCTTACAGTTGGCACAGCTTGGTTACCAAGGCCCTGAGGGTAGCCCTCGCATTACGGTCGACGATTCCAACAGCATCAAAGAGTTGCAGGAAAACATTGATAAGAAACTGGGTATCACCGACACATCAGATTCTCGTCGTTTTGCCAATACCGGCGGCCAACTGCCAGAGGAAAACAAAAAACTGGCTGAGAAGTTTCTCGCTGTCTATGACCAGGATAATGCTCACCAGTTGCGCACAGAAGCTAAACTTTTGGCGGCTGGAGACGGGGTCGTCTCCGATGTAGCTGTACCGGCAACTTTCGAGCGTACTGTTATTCGTGAGGCTCTTTATCGCTTAGTTGGCCTGCAGTTTGTTAACTCAGATACGCTACCTTTTGCCAGCTCTCACTTACTGCCATACAGCTACCGCGATTTAACCGCTGCTGGCCGTAGTAACACTCGTGTCTATGAGGGTGGTTCGATCCCGCGCGCTGGTGTAATCCAGACATCAGAAACGGCTTACGCGATCCCGCAAAAGATTTCCTTTGAGGTATCTGATGAGTTGCGTTATCTGACATCGGCTCGTCATATCAATTGGGATTCAGTGATTGAGAATCAGCAGAACGCGGTGCGTATTATTCATGAAGACACTGAACAGCTTATCTTTAATGAAGTTCTGCACTCGGCTGACGAATATCAAGCGGTCCCTGTTGTGGCTGAGGATCTGGGTGCTGCTACAGATGCGTCAAATACTATATTTGTTACCACTCAGTTCCCTGTGGTGCATCCGCGTAAGGTGTTTGATTTGCAAGGCAGCCAGGTAGGCAACACCAGCAACACAATCACCATTACGTTGGCGGGTACTGAGATTGAGGAGTACACCGGCCAGACAGCCGCTGCCACTTACTACGTGATGGACTACAACCTGGGCGAGTTTTATTTCATCGATGAAAGCCAGGCAGTGCAAACACCAGGTAGTGCTGACGCGCTGACGATCTCTTATAGCTACGCAACCAACGTCTACAAGTTCGACACTGATCTGGGGGGGGACGCGACGGATGTTCACTGGGATAAATTCTTGTATCGCTATGGTCTGCGCAAGAACGTGATTGAGGACGAGCGTTATCACCAGGCTAACTTTGGTTTGATGAGTGGCACAGCCATGACTCAGATCGAACAGGCCAAGCAGTTCGGCGCCAACTCTAAACGCAACGGCACAGACCTGGCCGTGGATGGCAACCTGGGCCGTGTTAAAGACGTTGGAAATTATAAGGCGTCTGCACCGGGTCTGTGGATGGGTGACCAACGCATTATCGTCGGTGAGCGCGGCCAGACACGTCTGCGCATGATGAAACCTTGGTCAATGGGTGAGCTTGAAAACCAGAAGGATGCCAACGGCCGGTTTACCGGCAAGAAAGAGGCTTATGGTGATCAGTACATTTTGCTCCATACACCTACTCAGCTGAAACGTGCTTACACCTCGATCGTGAATTACAGCGCGACTGGACGTGTAGCTCGCTAAGTAATGGCTTCCCTCCCTTAACTGGGAGGGGAACCCCTTAGGTGTTAAGGAGAAAATAGTTATGAAACAGATCCCATTTCACAATGATAGCGACAAAGATCGCTATTTTGGTGGCCGGTGTGTGCCTGCAGGTGAGACGCGCGTACTCGACGAGAATTTAATTCCCTCCAATCAACACCACACGGCCAAACAAAAAGAAAAACCAGCCAATGAAGCCCCTCAGCTTTCTGAAATTGAAAAGTTAGCGCAGGCGATTGTTGGCAAAAAAGTACCTGAGGTTGTAGCCGAAATTCCAAGTTTATCTGATGAGATGCTAGCCCTGGTTGAGCAAGCCGAAAACAAGTCACCACGTAAAGGGATCATTAATGTTTTGGCTGAGGAGAAACTGATCCGCGCACAGCGTTTGGATGCAGTGAAAGAAATTCTGGTTCAGGACAGTGTAGCCATTATCGAAACCCTTGAAGCATTAGATCTTAATGAGATGAATTCACTTGAAGCGGTCGAGAAGGTGCAAGCAACACCACGTACTGATTTACTGACTGCAATCGAGGCGGATCGTCTGCGTCGTGCTGATGTAGGTGGTGGTGAATAACTTAGAGCCACAAGAAGAGATCGCCGAAGCCTTCGATGATCTCAGCGATGACGAGCTCCGCCATAAAAAGGCGGCGCTCGAAGTTGGCTCAGATAAGTGGTCAGCAATCAGTGCCGAGCTTGATGCCAGGATTTTACCTGGCGCCGGTGCAGGTGGGGATTATTAAATGGCAAGTCGTGAGTTAAACGATCTACACCCAGAAATGCGCGATCGCACCGAGGAGTTTTTGGCGCATTGCGATTTTTGTGGCTTGAATGTTCTGATTTATTGCACCAAACGCGACATGCAAGAACAGGCAAGGCTGTTTCGTCAGGGTCGGTCATTGTCTGAAATTATGGCCAAGGCCGACGAATTGAGCGACAAGTGGGGCCGTCCTGATCTGGCTAAAATTTTAATTGATGTCGGGCCTCAGATGGGACTATTGATTGTTACCAATGCAGCGCCTGGTCAGTCATTGCATAACTATGCCTTGGCGTCCGATGGTGTGCCATTGCGTGATGGTAAGCCCGTATGGGGCAATACTGAGCAAGATGATAAAGACGCTTGGCACAACTATGGTTTGAATGCGGTTGCCGCCGGTTTGGAATGGGCTGGACATTGGCGCCGATTTAAAGAATACCCCCACACTCAACTGCCAGGTTATGACTGGCGTGAATTGATTCGGGAGGCAGATTGATGGATCCGGGTACCCTGTTGACAATAGGCAAGACCCTGCTTGATGCCGGCCCGGCGATGATTCGCGGCATCGGTAATCTGTTCGGTGGCAAGACTGCCGAGGTGGTCAATACTGCTGCAAACATTGTCGAGTCTGTGCGTGGTGCCAAAGATCCCGAGACAGTTCTGGCTGATCGTCTAAAAGGTTTGCCGGCCGAGGATCTGGTGGAGCTGGAAAAGGTCACCGGTGAGATCAAGGTCGAGCTGGCCAAGGTTGAGGAGCGACGAGAAGAGAATCGGTTGAACGCAGAAACTCAGCGCCACAATCAAAGTCAGGAGACGATTCGTACTGAGGCTGTGCATGGCACTGACTATGTAAAAGAGACACGGCCAAAGATGGCGCGCATGTCTGGTTGGGCCATGGTGATTTATGTCTTGGTGGCTGAGGTGGCCAACATGATATCAACTGCCTGGGGTGGTGCGGATCTCGGTGGTGCCAATGTTGCTCTGGCTGGGATGTTGTTCACGCCATGCGGTACATACATGACTATGCGGACGTTTGATGGCTTTACAAAGAAAGGGCGTAGTTGATGGGCACCGACGTGGAAGCTATCAAGGGAGAGCTAAAGGATTTTAAAAACGACGTTGGTAAACGGTTCGATAATTTGCATGGTGATTTATCAGACTTAACCGCGGCGATGCGCGACCTGATCAAGCTTGATGGTTATATCCAGCGCGTTGCTGACATGACCAATCGGATAGGCAAGCAGGCGGATGATCTCGAAATTCGTATTCGTAGACTTGAGGTGTCAGATGCGGGCAATAGCAAAACCGTTGGGCGGTTTGATCGTTTGATTGATCGCATATTACAAGGTTTCATTTTGATTTTTTTAGCCTATATCGGCTTTGGGGGTCAGTAATGCCCGGCACTATGTCAAAAGCCGATCTGGTTTTCGATCTAAAACAGATCCTCATGGATGCCAAAAATGATTTTATTTCTGATGGTAATCGTGAATTTGAGTTATTTCTGGACCAGGCGGCGCTGGCTTTAGGTCGTTACCGCAAACGCACCCTATTGGGTGAGCTGACGCTGGTGGCCGATCAGTTTAATTACGCTGCACCTGCCGATATTGTCAAACCCAAGTTTGGTTTATGGGGCCGCAATGAACAACGCGGCCGTGACCCCTGGGCCACAAATCACCCGGGCCGCTTGCCGAGCCTGCACCTGGTCGATAATGAGTTGCACCTGGTCCCAGCGCCAACGACTGAACAGATCACCGACCTGGGTACTGCTTATAAGTTTTATTATTTTGCTGGCCATCACATCGATAAGGTCGCGACTAGCACGACGATTAAAGCGGCCGATAGGGATCTGCTGCTGTTGCGCGCCACCGTTTTCGCTTTGCAGTCGCTGGCAAATAAAAACATCAACAAGCCGGTAAGACTCGGCGCTGGTGGCGTCGGCAGCATGCCCAAGAACGGCACCCCGCAAGGCCTGGCCAAAGAGTTGTTGGAACAGTTTGAGAGGATGGCAGCATGAGCCAGGCCGGACTCTCTATTGAATTTGGTGGTGCTAAATTTAACGCCGCTTTATTGCAGGCACCAAATAAACTGACCCAGGAACTGGATAAGGCGATCGGCCGCGTAGTGCTGACCATGGCGCGCACAGCCAGGATTGAAGCGCCTAAGGCTCATTCTGATCTGGCCAATTCGATTAAATCGATACAGCCCTCACCACTCGAGGGGCATGTGGTCTCTGGTATGGCCCATGCCAGCCTGGTGGCTGAAGAGACCGGCGCCCAGGGTGTGCCGCCCGAGCAGAGTGTGCTCGATTGGATCCAGGTTAAGCATATCCAACCAAACGACCCAGAGATGGATCAGGAAGACCTGGCTTATGTGATTGCCCGCTCAATCTCTGCCAAAGGAACACCGGCGGATGATTATCCAGCCCGTACCCTTGCGGCGCATAAAGATGAAGCTAACAAGCGTTTTGATCAGGCCATCGATCGCGCCCTGGAGGCGATTTAATCATGATGGGCACCAAGGCAATCGAGAACATCAAAGAGCGCAAACAGGCCTTTTATGAGGCCTTAGTTGCAGCGCTGCCAAACCGCACGATTAAGCGCACCCTGACAGATTATCGCCAGCACTCAGCCACAGAAATGAAAACCGGCGTGGTGATGATGGTCGGTGATGGCGAGAGTAATTACAGCCAGGCCAAGGGCATGGTAGCCAAAGAGGGCTCAACACATTTTTTATTGATTGCCCACCTCGAGGTTATCGACAACAACCCGGACACCATGGGGCGCAGTGTTGAGGATGCCGAGGACAATCTGATCGAAGAGTTTAAAACCTTTGTCAAGGCTGGAATTCCTGGCATGGATTTGTATTTGGAAAACTGTAAACAGTCTCGCCAATTGGAAGCACCAATGGGCTGGGTGGTGGCAAAAATAAGCGCTGGCGCGCCTAGATCAACCCTTAATTAAGGAGCAAGGTAATGGAGCAATTTAAGAGTAAGTATTTTCGAGGTCAGGGCGCCATGTTTCTGGCTGATCGTGACGCCAGCGGCAACGCTATCAACGCGCTGTTTATTGGTAACTGTTCATCGGCAACACTTAACGCCAATGTTGCCCGTGGTGAGAAGATCGAGAGCACGACAGGCAAGGGCGCCAAAGGTGTTAGTTTTATAAAAAATGTCAGTTATGACTTGTCGCTGGAGCTGGATTCGATTCGCAAGGATCATTTAAAAATGCAGCTACAGGGCGCACTGACTGACAAGGTTGGCGCCGCTGTTACTGATGAGCCTCATGTCGGTTATCACGGTGGTTTTGTGCTGTTAGATCACACCAAGGTTAGCAGTGTAGTGGTGACCGATAGCACCGGCGTGACAACCTATGTAGTTGATACCGATTACGTGCTCAAGGCTGACCAGGGCATGATTGAGATTCTGGCGGGTGGTTCGATTACCGATGCTCAGGCGCTGCTGATTGATTACGCCTATGCCGCTCAAGCCCATGTGGCAGCATCGGCCAGTAACCTGGAGAAGTATTTGATCTTTGCCGGCATGAACTCGGCCGACAATGACAAACAGACCCGTGTTGAGGTTTACAAGGTCAAACTGGATCCGGGTGTTATGGACCTGATCACCGATGAGACCACCGCGGCGACTATTAGCGGTGCGGTTGAGCTTGACGCTCTGCGTGCTGAAGGCGATCAGCTTTTTAGTTGGAAAGTAGAGGAGTAATTTATGCAAGATAAAAACACACAGACACCTGAAAAGGTGGAAATGAAAAAGGTCAAACTGGCCGGGCCTCATACTCACCAGCGTAAGGATTATAAACGCGGTGATGAGTTGGGGCTGCGCAAGGACCAGGCCGACCGGTTGATTAAAGCTCAGCGAGCTGTTGCGGTATAAACAGCTTTATTATAGTTTTTTAATATTTAGGTCAAAAGGCATAACGCGCCCCTAAGAGGCAAAGCGAAAAGCCAGGCCCTTGATTAAGGTTCTGGCTTTTTTATGGCTGAAAAACAGCTGTTAATCAACATTAAAGCGAACATCAAACAGGCCCAAGCCCAGTTTGCAAAGTTCGCAAAATTCACTAATGAAAAATTCAGCTTTATCAAAAATGCTGTGTTTTCGTTGCAAGGTGCTATTGCTGGTCTTAGTTTTGGTCTGCTGGCAAAACAAGTAAAAGATACCTCCATTGAGTTTGAAAAGGTCGAGACTGCTATGCAGTCGGCGACGGGTAGTGCCGGGCGTGCAAAAGACGAGCTTGAGTTTGTGCGTGAGGAGGCCGAACGGCTGGGATTTGAATATCTGGATCTCGCTGATAGCTATACCAAGATAACGGCGGCATCTCGTGGTACTAACCTTGAAGGGCAGGCCACTCGTGACATTTTCAGCGCGATAGCTGAAACCGCCCGTACCATGAATCTTGAAGGTCAGGATCTTGAGGGCATGCTGCGGGCTGTTGAGCAGATGATGTCTAAAGGTAACGTACAGGCCGAGGAACTTCGAGGCCAGCTGGGTGAGCGCTTACCAGGGGCTTTTCAAATAGCAGCCCGAGCTATGGGAGTGACTACTGACGAGTTGAACAAGCTGCTCGACCGTGGTGAGGTGACGGCCGATGAGTTGTTGCCACGCATGGCGGCAGAGATGCACAAAGTAGCCGATACTAACCTTGACGCCTCAATTAACAGCACTACCGCCGAAGTAGAGCGTTTTAATACCTCACTCAAAGATACGCTGAAATGGCTGGATGACAAAACTGGCATTAGCTTTTATTTCAAGTCGGCAGCCAAAGCTGCGCGAGAGTTTATGGACAACTTTCGCAATGATCCATCAGCTAAAGCGATGGAATCATTCAACCAATTAATAAAACCAAATATCAAATTGCTGCGAGAGTTCGGGGTTGCGGTTGAGGGCATCGACCCAACAAATATAAAGGAAGTTAATCGAATATTAAAAGCGGCTGAGCTGAATAATATTGATCTTAAGCTTGAGGTGCAGTTGTCTGGATTAGCTAGCCAAATTGAGGCAACAGCTGGCCGTTATCGCGGTTTGTTGATTGCACAGAAAGCCATTACACAACACGGTACAGCTGAAGAGATAGCAAAAAACAAAGAGCAGTTGAAAGAAACCGAAAAGGCACTCGGGAATTTATCCGGCGCCTATATCGATGCCGCCAATGCCAAGGAAAAACTAGCTGATGTCAATGATTCTGGGCCGGATATAAAGGCACTGGATGCTGAGGAAAAGGCTCATATGGCCCGGCTAGCGCTGTTGTCTGAGGCGGAGAAGGTTGTTCGTGATGTAAGCACTCCGATTGAGCAGCTGTCTGATGAAATAACCTTTTTAAACATCTTGTTTAACGAGGGGGTGATTGGTGTAGAAACATACACCCGAGCCATCAAGGCGGCGCAAGATTCAATTATTGGTTCACAGGAACCTATCAAAGAACTTGGCGATACAGGCAAACAGACCTTCAATGACTTGATAGCAGCCACCCGCGGCTGGGGTAACCAGTTCACCGATACTTTGGCGGATGCAGTGATTGACGGCAAGGCTAGTTTTGCCGATTTGCGCGATTCGATTATTCGTGACCTATTGAGGATACAGATTCAGAAAAACATCACCGATCCATTTCTTTCTGCGGGCACTGATTTTTTGTCACAAATTTTTAGTGGCGGGGCTGCTGTACCTGCAGTAAAAACAGGCACCAATCACACCGGCGGCATTGTCGGTGCGGGTGAAGGTGGCAATAAATCGGTTTCACCGTTTGTATTTGCTGGCGCTCAGCGTTATCACACCGGTGGCATTGTTGGTGATGAGGTGCCAATTATTGCCAAGCGTAAGGAGGGTGTTTTTACCGAGGGCCAGATGAAGGCGCTCGGTAGTGCTGGCGCCTCAAGTGTTCGTATTGAAATGAAAAATGAAAGCAATCAAAACCTGCGCGCAGAGGATGCTCAAGTAAGCATGGATGCCGAGGGCATGGTGGTTAAGTTCTTTCTGCGTAGTTTTAACCGCGGTGGCCCTATTCGCACCAGACTAGACCAGGAGTATAAGCGCTAATGGAAACCTGGCCAGCTTATGGGGTGTTGCTGTCTGACCAATTCGGTGAGCAGGTGGCGCCGAATGTCGATCGCACCCAGATGGAAAACAGTTCGGTTAAGCAGACCCGGCGCGGTTCGTTGGAGATGTTTTCAAAACCGGCTAGCTATCTTTATTCCGAGACTGAATACGGTACCTGGAAGACCTGGCGCCGCGACAATATCAACCGCGGTGTTGATTGGTTTAATCGTCTTGATCCGCTTGATGGCGTCATTAAACAGACCCGTATTGTTGGTGGTGATTTTAAGGCGGGTCAACATCCCCCCGAGTCACCTGGTGGTGAGTTGCGTTATGTGGTGAGTCTTACGTTTGAGGTGTTGGAGTAATGGCCAGAACTTACTCAGCACACCACAATAAAAAGGTTAACGCCACCAGCGGCGAGGCACCGTTAACGCTGCTTGAAATCATCCATGCTGACTTACTGCAACCGATCCGGGTCGTGAATGACAACCAGGATTTTGTTCATCTAGGCGATACCTTTGTCGCTATGGCCTTTAATGTGCGCATGCCTGACGACCCGGAACAAGGCACGCCCAGGGCGGAGCTAAGCGTCGACAATATCGGCCGGGAAATCACCCAATGGTTGGATGTTAGCGGGGGAGGCAAAGGGGCATTAGTGCGGTTTATTCAGGTGATGCGCGATGTGCCTGATCTGGTTGAGTGGGAGACCACATTACAGCTTTCCAACGTCGGGCAATCACCTGTGCTGGTGACCGGTGAACTTGGTTATCAGGATATTTTAAATCAACCAGCCGTGGCTTGGGTTTATAACAAAGACCTGGCCCAGGGGTTGTTTTAATGGTGGGCCGGGTGATGTGGAGCAACTGCCTGTTTTATGCCATGTGGATGTGGATTAAACACGGCGGTTATTTGATGGCGCGTTGGTCGATGTGGGGTTGTTTTCCGCACTTTTTGCACATGTCCAGATCGGGTGTGATTACACATTTAAAACCATTAAGGCCACGCCGGCGAATTTTTCCACCACTTATTTTCAAAGGCAAAGTGATGGAGGGCGATTATGGTTACTTGCTGGCCTGAAAACTATGTCGGCATGGCATACGATAAAAAAACCAACAACTGCGCCTTGTTTGCTGAGCGGGTGCAGCGCGAGGTGTTTGGTCGTGAGATTCATTTACCGATAGATTCAAGTTTCAACTATCGCACCCAGGCGCGACTGATTCAGTCGCATAAGCATATTTATGCCGAACCGACCGACAGCCCGTTTGAAGGTGACGCGGTGCTAATGAACGGCCGAGGCAACACCAGCCATATCGGCGTCTATTGTGTTGTCGGTGGTGTTGCTCACGTGGTGCATGCCATGGAGAAAGTGGGGCAAGTGTGTTTGCATCGGCTGCGCGATTTGGAAAAGTACGGTTTGGCGGTCGAGGGGTTTTATCAATGGAAGTAATACCCCGCAATAAATCTTTATTACCGATCAATAACAGCCCGGCCCTGGTGTGGTGTCCTCATCCGTTGGCTGCCGCCGGTCGGCAGGTTTTCAGGGCTGCATTTTTGCCAGGTGAATCGATTAGCGCCTATCTGGATCGGGTAGGTCTGGACCTGGCCAGGCGGCCGGTGGCCTTGTATTTGAATGATGACGCTGTGCAGTGTGATGCCTGGTCGCTGACGTTTCCAAAGCTTGACGACATCATCACCGTGCGGGCGGTGGTGCATGGCGGTGGTGGCGATGGCAACAAGGTGTTGCGGACCATGCTGACTATTGCTGTGATGGTGGCGGCCCCTGCATACGGGGCGACACTAGGCGCATCGCTCGGCGCTAGCGCCGCGGTTGGCACGGCCATGATATCGATTGGCGGCATGATGGTAGTTAATGCCATTTTGCCGCCGCCTTCACCTGATTTAGGTAATGCCCAAGGTGGCAATGAAAGCCCTACCTATTCGCTGAACGGTGGTGCTAATCGTGCTCGGTTAATGCAGCCGATGCCGTTGGTGATTGGGTCTCATAGAATTGTGCCTGACTTAGGGGCGCGTGAGTACACCGAGTTTGAAGGTAAGGACCAGTATCTATATGCCGTTTATAATTATGGCCTGAGTGACATGGTACTGAGCGATCATCGTATTGGTGACACGCCTCTGGCTAATTTTGCTGACATTGAAACCGAGCAGGTTGTTGGCGGAAACATTGATTTATTCCCGGCCAATGTGGATACGTTGAACGTTGGTGTGTCGCTGGACAGTACCCCTGAGTTGATGACGAACAGTGATTTTAATAATGAAAATAACCTCGTTTTTGGCGCTGGCTGGACATATGGCTCATTTACCAGAGATGTAGTTCACGAAGGATCTGATGGTGTTTTATCTATTTCAAATGTGTCAGTTATTACTAACAATGAATACTATGCCGAGTATTTAATTAAGACCTATGGGCAGGGCTCTGTAACAGCAAGCCTCGAATCTCAATCAGCAGATCCTCAAAGCGGACAGGGCATTAAACGCCAGGTCATTTTTATACCGGCTGGAGGCGGCGCTTAATGGCCTTCGAATTTACAACCTCCAATAACTTTTCCGGCTCTATCGATAATGTCAGTGTGGTTCAATGCCCGCCCTGGGTTACACGCACATCTAGCTTGGATACTGTGGCATTGGCTATCGATATTACCGGCTATCTTTTTTATGCCGGTGTTAAAGGGCTGGCACAGCACTCGGTGACCTTGCAGATTCAATATCGGCCTGTCGGCGGTAGCTGGGTGTCGTTTGATGATGTGGGTGATTTTGTGGTTATCAGCAATAGCGACAGAACGCCGGTTCGGGTAACGTATCGGCGCACAGTGCCAAAGGGCCAATATGAGGTGCGCTTGCGTCGTGTCTCGGCTGCCGATGCTGATGTCAACAAGTACACCTCAAATTTAACCTGGTCTGTTTTGCGTTCTTATCAGCGCGACGAGAGCGACTATAGTGGTCAGCATCGCATGGCCTTGCAGATACGCGCCACGGGACAGCTGCAGGGGCGCATTGATTCATTTAATAGTCTGGCAACAGGGCGCTGCGAAAGCTGGTCAGACATAGGGTGTTCTATCCACGTGGAGTCAGGCGATACTGGTTCTCTACCGGGAACAGCAGTGGATGTTGGGGCTGGCGTTGCCAGTATCAGAGGCTCAACCTCTGTGGGTGACTATGAAGATCTCTGGCGTTTTACTTGGGGAGGGGGCACGTTTGAAGCTGCTACCAATGGCTTGTTCGGTTCATCTGCTGATTTCGATACCATGCTGTATCTGTTTGAGAGCGACGGTACATTTATCACCTCTAATGATGACACTGACGGACCAGGTAACCCATCTACAAGTTACGTCTCGGCAGACCTGGTCGCCGGAGACTACCTGTTAGGCATCACAGGCTATGGACAAGCAACAAACGACGCTGGCTCCTTGCTACTTTATGACGCTCGAGATGCAAGTGGCAGGGGATTTCAATACGGCAATGGCAGCGGCATATTAACTAGTTGGGGTTGGGGCGGGACGCCGTCACCAGCAGCGGCCCCAGCCTTTGGCAACTACACAATCGGCATAAACTGCTCAGGTGCAGTTGGATGGTCTACAACGGTCAACAGCAACCCAGCGTGGTGGTTTCGTTGGTTTGCCAAAGGCAAGGTGGCAACCGATGGAAGGCGTATGTATGGCGCAGGCATGAGTGATGCCAATCTGGATATAGAAGCGCTGAAAGAATGGGGCGTATGGTGCACCGCTAAAGGCCTGCAGGTGAATGCGGTGATCGATAGCAAAATGTCGGTGTTTGACGTGTTGAATGTGATTGCCCGTTGTGGTCGCGCCTCGGTGACCTGGGCCAGCGGTAAGCTGGGAGTGATTTGGGATGCAGACAACCAAGGCGTAGTGCAACGCTTTGGCATGGGTAACATTATTCGCGATTCATTCGAGATCAGTTATGTGACTGGCTCGCTTGCCGACGCGATCGAGATTGAATTTATTAATCCTGATTTAAATTGGCAGCCTGACACAGTGCGGGCTAATGTGCCGGGAGTGGTTAGTCCGGTAAATATTGCCACCATCAAACTGTTTGGTTGCACCAGTAAAATCCAGGCCGAGAAAGAGGCTTTGCTGCAGGCGGCGCAACAATATTACCGCCGTCGTCGTGTTAGTTGGGATAGTGACTTTGAAGGCATGGCAGTGCAGCGTGGTGATGTGGTGACTGTGTCGCACGACCTGACCAGCTGGGGCTATAGTGGCCGTCTGGTGGCGGGCACCACGATTGCGCTAACACTAGATAAATCCGTACCGTTTACGCCGGCAGAATCACATTTTGTTGGTGTGAGGTTTCCCGATGGCAGTTATGAAATATGTCCGGTGGTGTATCAAGCCGGTGAGAGTGACAGCATAACGTTGTCGACGCCATTATCGGCCGCACCAGATAGTGACCCAGACGGTTTACCAGCGGGTGATTATTTATGGTTTTTTGAGCCTGAGGCAACACCAGGCAAGAAGCTAAAAGTTATCGATGTGCAACCGGTGAGTGATAGTCGGGTGAACATTACTGCCACTGATGAAGATCCGGCTTATTATGCGGCCGAGAATGGTTCGGGTGTGTATGTGAATCCGTCCTTGTATAGCAGCTTTTATCCTACCCTTAGCAATCTTGAGGTGAACGACACATTAGTGTTGGTGGGTAACACCTTTGCGGTAACCATAGGGATGGCCTGGGATGTTGTTGGCGATTATGCCGGCGCATGGGTGCGTTGGCGTGTGCAGGATGAGGCCTGGAACCCGATGGTTGGCACTGTGGGCGCGTTGCGTTCGTTTGAATTTCAGGGTCCACCTGGTGGCGTGATTGAGATTGAGGTGACCGGCTTTAATCATCGTGGTCAAAGTGGCGAAAATAGCACGATCAACCTGACCTATGTGATTGTTGGTGATGATGATCCGATTGAAGATGTGCCTTGGTTGGTGGCGGCGCAGAATGACAATGTGGCCGCGTTTCGCTGGGGTGAAGTGCCTAATATTGATACGGCCTATTATCGCTTTGTGATTCGTCCTGCCGGTGATACCGACTACGAAAAAGGCGCCGAGGTGGCTGTGGTGGCGCGAGGCAGCGTTTTTACATCTGCTGATTTACCACCTGGCACGTGGAATGTGGGTGTTAAGGCCTATGATCACAACAATCCGCCAATTGAGTCTGTTAACGCCACCTGGGATGAAATCGATTTTCAAAGTAGCTATGACGTGATCGACACCCAGAACTGGGGGGTATTGGGCTGGCCTGGCACGTTAACCGGTTTTGTGAAGCATTGGACCGGCGTATTGGTGCCTAGTTCGCAAACTACCCCGATTGATGCCGGCTGGGACCTGTTTGAAAATTCGACTGTGATTAATCCGGTGGATATTTGTATTTACCAGCCACCAGAGCAGGATGTTAATAAGGATAATTCACCGCGTTGCTGGGGTGTTATTCAAGCGGTTAAGGCGGCCGGTGAAACAGAGCTAAACGAAGCAATAGTGATGTTGGATTATCACGTTGATGGTGGTAGCTATGACGGTTTTGAAGACTGGCCGACACCCAAAACGGCTACCGGTCGTAATTTTCAATTCAAACTTGAACTTAATACCCAGCAGGGCGTGGCCTTTGTTTCTGGCTTTGAAACCACGCTGGACATCGCTGAGCGGGTGGAAAAATTCTACAACGTCGCCATTGATGCCGCTGGCACGGTGGTGCCGTTTAACCAACCTTTCCATTCTCTGCCTTACTGTGTTGGCGAGGTCTATGGCTCAAATCTCACTGTCGATATCGATGACGTAAACCAGGATCCGAGCGGCGTTTATGACCAGATGACAGTGCGTATTTATGACAAATCCACCAGCACATACGTGAGCGGAATAGCCAGCATTTTAACGGTAACAGGAGCATAAGATGGGAACTGCAACCTTTGAACAACCGGATCGAACCCAGGCGCCACAATCGAATGATGCCGAGGCTTATAAAAACGCCATAGAGGCCTCAGTGAAAGTGGTTAGCGAGTTGGCCGCGGCCTTTGCTGTGCATGAAAACACCACGCCTGATTTGAATGTGATTGTAGATGGCGGCGTGCAATTTGATGGCACCACCATCATTGAGCAGGCGGCGCAAATCATTGGGCCAGTTGTTGCGCCGCTGGTTAATCCGAGAATTGATATTGTCGAGCTGGATCCGGCCACTGGTACGGCGTACATCGTCACTGGTGTAGAGGCCGCATCACCGGTTAAACCCGCAGTAACCGCGGGGCGTGTGCCATTGGCTTATTTTCAGCTGATAGCCAGCACGACAGTCATTACCAATAGCATGATTGTGCCGCTAAGATTTACACCTTGGGGTGAGTCTAGCCCCCCAGTAGCAGGGTATGAGAAAACGGCGTTTTATGTCGATGACAATCTTTCGGCGATGCCAGCGTTCAATATTTCCAGCCTTTTGCCTACTACCTGGTCATCTGTTGGGCCAACGGGGTCAGGAGCTGATTTGGAATGGATCGCTTTGACGGATTTGACAGCTGGTTATAAGTGGGTGGAACTTCGGATTGTGACGTTACAGGAAACCCATGCAACGCTGCTTAGTAGCTGCTCTCTGCATGGTAGAAGGAGTGGTTCAAGCTTAACTGGTGATGAAGTGAAGCTGGTTGATCATGTAAATGCACCCAGTAGCGCACAAACGAATGATGTCAGCATGGTAAAAATCCCGGTTGACAGTGACGGTCGGTTTGAACTTTACCGTAACTCTAGTGGCGGTTCAGTTTTGATTTTTGCGGCTTATCTTGTTGGATTTGGTATGTAATTCACACTGTGAGGATGGCTCTATTATTCACGTTTTCATGCAGGTGTTTCAGCATTAATCTATTGTCATGATTCTGGCAAACCACTCGAGATTCGCTATTGCCCTGATGCTGATCGCATGGGATAGCGTGTCGGCGACTGATTCATTGCGATGGTTTCCTGAGGCGCCTTATGCTTTTGTGGGGGTGGATTATCAACTGCAGAGCACCAATAAAAATGTGAGCGTGTTTTGTAATGACGGTAAAAGTGACACTTCAAATATGGGGCTGGGGCATGTGCTGCTGAAAAATAAACAGGTTGAGATTGTTGCTCAGTGGACACACCACAGCTGTGTGACTCAGGCCAATGACTGGAATGTTTATGACGGTGTGGGAGTGCAGGCAAGGGCCTATTTTTGGTAAGTATATTACCTTATGTTAATTTAGAGTAGTTCTATGTTAACATTAACCCTATCTTATATGTAGGTTTTAAGAGGGGCTTTTGGATGTCTGAGGCTGTAAATATACTGGTTGTTGATGATGACCAAGGTGTGACTGACTATATTGTTAGGGGGTTAAAACCAAAGGGCTACAATGTTTTTCCATTCACTGATGGGCGTGAGGCATTGTCCGCCAGTCATGATATTCACTTCGATCTGGCATTACTTGATATTGATATGCCGGAGTTTTCTGGCTTTGACCTGGGCATCGAGCTGCGTGGTGGTGGTGTGCCGATCATGTTTATCAGTGGCTTTAATGACGATAAATATTTCGCTGAGGCAAGGGCAATCGGCACGATTGAATGTCTAAAAAAACCTGTTCGACTAGATCAACTACGCCTTAGTGTTGATAATTCACTGGATCAGCAGCGCCGGCGACTACAGGAACGGAAAAGAGACGGTGATATCCGCGAGGCCTGTGGAATGTGGAGTGTTCGTAATGATATCACTACAGATGAGGCCTATGCGTTAATGCATAAGAAAGCGCGTAATTCAAATAAGAAATTTGAAGAGATTGCCCGTAATATCATCGATGGCCATAATCATGTTGTCCAACTTTATCGGGGTGATTCGCCGCTTTTGATTGGTGAAAACAAACAAAGAAAAAGAATAGATCGCAGGAAGAAAAAAGGCCCTTACTAGGGCCTTTTGTTTAACGCTTAAGTTGTTTTAGATTTTGTTCCTGCTTTATTTTTTGCGCCAGCTGAATAACTCTGGTGCTTTTAATGCCTCGCTTTTTCGCGGCTGAAACTAAATCACGATTTAACTCGTTACGTTGTTTTAAGTACACAACACTTCCCATGATAACCCTTATTGCTTATTAGCTTTTTTTAAGTTATTGGACTGCGTTTTGGCAGTGTTGTTTGCAGAGCATCATGACCCTACTCATCAGTTTCCTGAGGTCACCAGCATCATGGCTGATGAGGTGTTATATATATAATATTTTTAATGTTTTGTTAAGTTTTTCTGGCTTTTTTCCCCTGTTCTATGCCTCTCATAACGTCGTTGTTTAGGGCTTTAGCGGCGATCAATTCGATTGAATCGATTACCTCGTCGCGCTCGGTATCAGTTAAGGCCCGGTATAGATCCAGCATGTGCCAGAGTCGAGGGTCGTCTAAAGGAGCTGTAGGCGCGGGGTTGGCGTTTATTAGCAAGGTAAGATCAGCATTGTTAATTTGTTGCGCGGTCTTCAGTAAACCTAACAGCTCCTGAAGCCCCATCCAGCCAGTGCAAAGACGGTTGAACTGGTCATGATTCATACTTAAGCTTTGGCTGTTAAGGTTTGCCTGCTTTAGGCGGTTGAAGGTGCTGGGGCCGGGGCTGGTGATGATTTCGACCACGGTATAATCGATGATCTCCTCTTTTTTAGTTTTAAACGATGCCGGCATCGTTAACACCAGGGCGGTGCGGCCTGACGTTTCGCATATATAGGCTGTCCAGCCTTGTTCCTCTAACAAGCCATTTAAATAGTTGCTTGCTTCGTTGTCGTTAATGCACCTGGCAACCAGGTACGGGCTGCCTTTGCCTTCTAGCATCCAGGTGATGGATGCGTTTTCAGCGCGACTGATATGGGCCAGGGTTTCGCCTTTGGCTTCTTGGCCATTGAATAGCCTTTCAATAATGCCGCGGTCTAGTCCTATATGAGAGCCCCATGGGTACTTTTTTCGATCACCTAATAGAAAAAGCAATCTTGATAAGAAATTCTTATACATAAATATGTGTATTCCATCTTGACTATTCACGAAAACGCGTATAAATTATTATTAACAATTAGTTAAAGCAAATAATAACCAACAAGGTGAGACATGACCAATAAAGCTAAAACTGGAACTACCGTTTTGCAGTCCGTTGTTTCCCAGCTATTGCGTAACCAGGTCGAGAGCATGGCTAAGCGTGAGGAGCGCTCTATCTCAAAGATGGCGGGAAAGTTGATTAAAAAAGGGCTTGAGGCCGTCGAAGCCGAACAGCAGGGTGCTGCGTAATAGCTGAAAAGGTGACCGCCGGGGGCTGCAACCCCCATGCGGTCGGTTGAGGTATCGACTTTGTGCATCGTCTTTTTGCCTCGCTCGCAATGATAAACATCATTACGGTCGAAGTGTAGTCGGTATCTCTGTTCATAAAAACGTGAACGGGGGAATTGTATTCACATGAATACGCTAAATACTAATGCCAGCAACTGGCTGGGACTTGTCCAGGGTGTTGATCAAGCCATTCATGACGTGGTGCTTGATTACCAGCCGTCTAATGATTCGATTTATGAAACTGGGGTCGATGAATTTGCAGACCTGCTTAGCGTTACGTCCGGCACTGTTTACAACAAAGCCAACTATAAGAGCTGCCCTAATCATCACCTGACCGTTAAAGAGGCGGTGTTGGTTCAGCGCCGGGCCAAGGATTATCGAATCATCGAGGCCGAGGCGCTTTGCCTGGGTGGGGTGTTTGTGCGACTGGGTGATTTTTCCGGCATTTCAGATATGGAGTTGCTGGAGGCATATGCCGCCTGGCATAAGGATATCGGTGAGACGATGGCGGCTATCCACGAAGGTCTGCAACACCGAGAAATTCCTCTAGACATTTATAACACCATCAAGCGAGAGATATACGAAGACCACCAGCGTGGGCTGGAGTTTTTGCATCGTGTCGAGCCGTTTGTCGAACAGCCAAAACTGGGAGTGGTGCAATGAGTCACCGCCGCCGGTTAGATCAACCCCCCACTGAACCGTTGGACGATGGTGCCATATGGCTGTTGTTGATTGTTGCTGTGCTGCTGATTGTAAGCCCGCTTGTATTGGTCGCTTTGGAATTCATGGCAACGCTGTAATGGAAATACCAGCGGCATTAAAAAAGCGCGGCATTAAAGGCATTAAAAGCAACTTGAAAAAAGGTGAACAGCTCGATGTAGGTGGTGCCTTGTGGTTGTTTTTTGGTGATGAAATGAAAGCACGTTGTTTCAATAAGGAGGCGGATGATGCAACAGCCCGAGCTACCACTGGAACTAAATGAGGACGAACTGTTTAAGACGTATAAGGCACTGCCTGCGCTTGTTAAATCAATGTCATACAGCAGTGCTTTGGCTGGGAGTGCAACACGTCGTTGCCTTGAAATTGTGACGCGCTTACGCCTGGAGAGTCAGGGGGAAAATAACAATAGGAGGCAATGCCATGGGTAGTTATGTTAAGTCGTTTGGTCGTAGAGACAGAGGCACCAGTGTGCGGATGAGGCTTGAACCTGGGCTTCCTTACCGGTTTTGTGATGGTTATTTTTTGCTGATGTTTCATCGTCTTGAGCGCGATGGAGCGAGTGAAATTGTATATGAGCCAAAGCTTGAATATTACGACACCCAAAAGCATGCCGTTGGCGGGATTAATGAGGCGGGGCATGTTTTTTTTCGATCTCATTCGTCTCTTACAGCAATGACCAGAGAGCTGGATTTTCATGTGCATGTTAGGGCAATTGAATTTTCTGAGCAGTGTCAGCCAGTGCAGGCCTGGGTTGATGTGATACCCGTTGTGGGGATTAAAAAAGCGGGCTAAAAAGTTTTGCTCTGCCGGTCTATATCTCCTGGCTTCCCCCAGCCAACCCCCACCCGGACCGGTGGAGCACTTTTATTTAACTTGGAGCGGTTTAAATGATCCTGGTGTTTAACAAGTATTTCACGGCCAAGGAAGAGGCGCAGTTGTTGCGCTATATCGCTAAGCATGGCGATGTGTTGGCCAAGCGAGATCATGCCTGGATTCGTTTCGGTCTGCGCACTGGCGCCAGGGTTGAGACGATGGCGCTGTTTACTGTTGGTGATGCACTGCATGCACTGCAGCATGATCGAATCAGTTTCCGCGGTGAAACATTGAAGGGGCGCAAGACCAGTAAAAAAGCACATTCCATTTCACTGACCAAAGAGCGCAAGAAGGCGATTAAGGATCTGCTGAATATTCGTAAGGCAATGAAGTCTGATGAAGATCAAAGCCAGCCATTAATCATGGGCCAGAAGGGCCAGGGGATGAGTATTCGCTCTATGCAAGTCAGGATTAAGGCGTGGGCCATCGGGGCCGGCATTCGCAATGCTGAGAAGGTGTCGCCGCATTGGTTACGCCACACCTGTGCCAAGCGAATTATGGCCGTGAGTGAGGCTCAGGATCCGCGTGTCAGCGTGATGATTGAACTGGGCCATAGCAGTTATGAAAGCACGGTGATTTATACCCGGCCGGATAAAGAAAACCATGAAGCCGCAATCAGGGAGGTTTGTTAAATGAATATTCCATTTTGGATTGGTGTGTTGGTGGGCATTATTTTGGTTTGTGCAATTGAGTTTGTTGCTGAGGTTGTGCGATGCCTTCGAGGTAAAGAGCAATCGCCTGATGAATATCAGACGATCAACCTGCCTTTAAAGTCTTTATAGGCGCCGTCTGGTTAAGTTGATTTTGGAATAACTGCGTCTTTATGTTTAAGAAAAACACAAAACTTGTTGCGGTGGCCTGGTATGACGATTGGTTTGATATTTCAGGCGTTGGGGTAAAGAAAGACGGCGGCCGGCGGCGCAATTTGTCGCGGCTGTCACGTGAAAACCCGGAGGCCTGGAATGGTGAGTGGCAGCGGATAAAAAAATATTATCCACAACTGGCCGAGCTGCTGACCAAGGATGTCTTTTTTAATGAGCTGCGCACTTTCTTTAATGCGGATGTGTTGGTTGAGCTGACGCCAGACCGAAATTATGACTGTGAGGTTTTGAATGTTGAGTGAGCGACCAGTGATCGGTGAGTGTTATGGCGCTGGATCTACCCGAGTAGAGGTAAGGGCTACTTGCCAGTTCTATGTGATTTGTGACAGAGAGCGAATTTTTCCGATGCAGGATTTTAACCAGAAGTTTCATCGTATAAAAAAATACAAAACGAGGGCTAGATGATCATGAGAGTTTTATTTTTTGAAGTGGGACCACATAAGGTGCATTGGGAATCTGAAAGTGATCAGGAGGTGATAGAGGAAAAATTCATTATCGACCAGGTGCAAAAAATGGCCTTGATCAGTGGTCGCCTTGTTGTCGTGATCAATGACGATAAAGAGACTGGCACGGTGGTGGCTGCTAATGGTCATGTGATTGGCGGGTTTTGTGTGGAGGGGTAAGCGATGACCATAGGCCCTTCTAAGCAATTGTTAGGTGTTGATTGGCTTAATCACCAACTTATAAAGCCTAGCAAATACCCGCCTAATTTTGTCCCGCGAGGAGCCACACCAGTCATTGGCGTTGACCGAGGGGTGCCAGATGGTGATTACACGTGCAGAGGTTTTTATAAGGATGGTGTTTTTAATATTCAGGAGATCATTCATGAAAGTTAGCATCGACGGCATGCGACGCAGTGCAACCGGCAGCATGAATGCTTTGGCCGACACAATCAGCGGACTTTTGGAATCACTTCCAGACTGGCAAGCCGAAGATCTGAAAGAATCGTTTGATGAGGCTGCTATAAATGTTGATGTTTTCAACTGTGTTTATCGTGACGATGACAGTTTATTTAATGATCTTTCTGAAGAGATCGAAGTAAAACGGTTAAACACCTAACGTTGGCAATGAGGAGCGCACGATGAGCAAACAAAGAGATTTCAACAGCGAAGAAGCAGAGGGTTATAAAAAGTTTATTAACAGCCACTTCGATAGTGCGTCTGACTCAATTGCCGTTGTTAGGCGTGCGGACTGCCGACCAACGTGCCCGCGCTGCAATCACACTATGACCGATGATGAAATGCTTGATAGCAACAATGATCTTTTCGGGATTGCACTACAAGAAGAAATGGAAGAAGTCGTTTGTCCTGCTTGTGATAGAAACTTTTTCTGTCGCGGAACATACACCCCGCAATATTCGAGCGCGACTAGTGAAGAACTTTTGGATTGAGGATTAGAAATGATTATTTGGAATAGCACAAAGATGACGCAACGCACTTTAAATTATACGAACGGGAGGAGCTGTGCAGCTCGGGTTTTAGTAACCACATGGTGGGTTCTGTTTATTCCCGTATTCAAGAAAGAGAAGTTAATGACAACTAACGCCTAACGTTCGCAATTACGCGCCGACTATCGCAGAGCGAAGCGCCGCGTTAGTTGGTCGCTGTAGATTGCGCTTGTTGTACCGCGCCGCACCAGCCCAGACGCTAAGAGGTTTTTTAATAATGAAAGATAAAACAGTACACATTGTTGGATTCTCAGGCGGGATTGACTCCCAAGCCTGTGCGCTCTGGGTGCGAAAACACTTTCCAGACGATGAGATAATACTTCTGAACTCTAATGCCGGTCGTAACGAAAGCCCCATAACAGAGCAATTTATAGCCGATTACTCTGAAAACGTTTTCCCTGTGACGTGTGTTACAGCCATCTACGCCGATCTTTGGAAGACAGAAGGGTTTGCAGAAACAAAAGGATTTAATAGCAATGACGAATTAACTTTTCTTGAGATGTCGAAAATCAAAGGAAGGTGGCCTTCAAGACGCGCTCAATTCTGCACTGAAATTTTAAAGCTACGACCACAAAAACGTTGGGTAGAGGAAAACATCGATAGCGACTATGAACGCTATACCGGCGTAAGGCGCGATGAATCAGACAAGCGAAAGAACACCCCGTTTCGCGATTGGTGCGACTACTTTGATTGCTACGTTAATAATCCTCTTGCTGATTGGACCAAGAAAATGTGCTTTGACTATGTTGAAGCTCACGGAGAAGAGTTTAACCCGCTCTATAAGCTAGGCTTCGGGCGCGTTGGTTGCGCCCCATGCATCAACTCAGGAAAAGACGACATTCGATTATGGGCTGATCGCTTTCCTGAAATGATAGAGAAAATCAGAGAATACGAAACTCTCAGCAAAAGAACATTTTTTGCACCAATGGTGCCCGGCATGGCAATAAATAAAATTGACGATGTTCTTGAATGGAGTACAACCAGCCGAGGCGGACGACAGCAGGACATAATCCATATTATGGAAGAGCGCCCATCATGCGAATCGAAATTTGGGCTATGCGAGTAACTGGAGAACACGGGCGCAGCCGGTGTTCGGGGATGTGAGCACGATTTTAATAACTATGGGCCGCACTGAACTAGAGCGCGGTACAACGTTCGCAATAACAGGCTTGCGGACAACGAAGTGAACTGTTGCAAATACTGCAACAGTTGAACGAATAGAAGAAGCTGAATTTAGCAACGCGGTAGCAAGTCCTTTTGTTAATTGCGCTTGTTATGTAGCAACCCTACTACGGAGATGAGCAGATGAGCGGAAACGTAGCAATAGAGCATTTATCATTTACTGAACTTGAAACAGAAATGAAAAAACTAAAACAAAGAGCAATTAAAAAGGTTGCTGAAGCTTACCCGCTTGGAGTGAAAATTATTTTCTCTCACGGGTTAGAAAAGCGTGAAGCACAAGTATGGGGCCACTCTCCGTATGAAATGAAAATAAGGGTTCTGGGAAAATCCGGTAAATATTGGATTGATACCCATAGAATTATTAAAGCGGTGTGCCCAAAATGTAAAAGTGGTGACTGGGAAACTGGTGCTGCTGGCGGCCATAACATGATACCGGAACAGGAATTTGAGATATGCCATGCGTGCGGATATCAATGGAACCACCGTTGATACATAACAGTGTGTAGACCTCACAATGACGTAAAACATTGCGTCATATTGAAACATAAGTACCCGAGTACATAGCTCTTGATTTACGTGATAAGCATTTAATAAAAACGATTTTAATAATTAACCTGGGGAGTTTTAGGGTGTCCGAAAATAAACAACTGTTTGCTGAGGTGAAGGGTCGGGTTGATCTGGTCGATTTTATTGAGCGTTATTCGGGCACTACGCCGCAAAAGCGTGGTAAGTCTTATTTTGTTAATCCGGCGCCGTGCTGCAGCCATAACGATTGTTTTTCGATTACTGGCCCGGACTTCGTGAGTTTCAATTGTTATTCATGTGGTGCTAAGGGTGATGTGTTTAATTTTGTGCATACTGTGCAGGGTTTAGAGCCTGGGCCGGCGTTAAAGTATGTGGCTGATCAGATTGGTTTTCAGTTTCCGGGTCGTGATAAGGATCAGCCGCAAAAGAAAAAGACCACGGCCGAGTGGGTGGCGGCTAAGTGTTTGGATAATACCGACCTGGCTATTAAGTATCTGGTGGATGAGCGTGGTATCACAAAGGAGGTGGCCGAGGCTGCGGTGAAAGCCAAGTCAGTCGGGTTTAACACCTGGACCAGCCCTAAGGTGCCACCTAATAAGCCGTTGCATGGTGGGCCGGCGGTGGCGTTTATCTGTAAGAATCCGACCACTAAGCAGGTTATGGCGGTGGATATGCGTTATCTGGATGTGGAGTTGAATGGTGGGGTTAAGACGCAGTGCCAGGGTGAAAAGGATAAGACTTTTTGGACGCCTGACATCAATAAGCTGAGGCGGGCTCATACGATTTATTTGGTTGAGTCGTCGATTAATGCGCTGTCGATTGAGTGTTGCAATATGCCGGGTGTTGCGGCTGTTTCGATTCTTGGTACCGGTAATGCTGAGAACATCGATCTGCATCCGTTTATAGGTAAACAGGTGATTTTGTGCATGGATAACGATGAGCCGAATGAGAAGGGCGATCGGCCTGGGGCCAAGGCGTCTTGGGTGTTACATGAGCGTTGCACGGCTTTGAATATTTCGGCGTTGATGGTGGATTGGGATCACTGGGGTTTGTTGGATGTGCCCTATAACGATGTGAACGATATTCTCAAGGATGTTGGCGCCAAGGACTTAAAACATAAACTCAAGTATCTGGAGCAGTGGGTTATCCCTGGTCTGCCCGGGGGGAGTAAGGATATGCAGGATCGGCCTAGGTTGGGTAAGAGCCGCATGTTTTTGCCGGCGCATGATTTTGGTAAGTATTGGCTGTATCGGGCTAAGCCGGACTTTACCACTTATATTTCAAAGATTAATAAAGATGATGATGGCGGCGCTGATACATATGATTTTTCTGATCTGTGTGGCTTTCGTGTTGCCGGCATTTCACGGGTAACGATTGCCGGCGCGACCAGCACCATGACGGGGGAAAAGGATTCACAGCCTAAGCGTTTATTTTCTGCCTCGGTGCAGACGCCACGGCATAAGGCCGAGCTGGTGCGTAAGGTGTTTGATGATGAGTCGCTGCATAATGTTGATCAGTGGAAAAAGTTCGGCCCGGTGTTTGCGCCGAGCCAGTTTAGCCGGATGCTGTCGATTCTGGAGCGCTCGTCTGATCTTGGGGCGCGTGAGGCGGTGAACTTTGTTGGTTTGTGTTGGAGTGGTGGCAAGTTGATTATGAACGAGGGGCCTGATTGTTATTTTCAGAACCCTGATCAGCAATGTCCGTACCATAATCTGACCTTCCCCTCGGGCTCCCCTGAGAGTGCGCGCCGCGTGGTTGATGCCTATCAGGCGACCTTTAGGGGTAATGCTGCCATGTTGCTGCTGTTATGGAGTGTGGGGGCTCATATGAAGGTGTTGCTTGGCAAGTGGCCTCATTTTCAACTGCAGGCGGAAAAGGGCACGGGTAAGTCGACGGTGATTAAGCGACTCGAGCGGTCGATTGCAATGACGATGTTTTCGGGCCAGTCGCTGCAGACTGAGTTCAGGCTGTTAACGTCGATCAGTGCTACTAGCCATCCGGTGGGGTGGGAAGAGATCTCAGCCAGGCGCCAGGATGTGATCGATAAGGCGGTGGCGATGCTGCAGGAGTCGTACCAGTACACGGTGACCAAGCGTGGCTCGGACATGACCGAGTATGTGTTGGCGGCGCCGGTGTTGTTGGCGGGTGAGGATGTGCCGGTGGCGGGTATTACCGGCAAGCTGGTGCGGGCTAGTTTGAAGTTGGATAACCAGGGCGAGCTGATCCCCGAGGATCTGCCGCGGTTTCCTCTGCGAGAGTGGCTGCAGTTTTTGGCCAAGCATAGCCGTGCGGAAGTTAAGCAGATGAATACTAGCAACTTGGAATATTGCCAGGGCAAGTGCCGGGCCACCGGTAAGGATGCCGGCGCTAAGCGTATGGTTGAGAATTATGCGGCGATGCTGACGGCCTGGCAGCTGCTATGTGAGTTTGCCGGTCTGCCTAGCAATTACGGTGGCCTGGTGCATGATTTGATTATGGAGATGAATGATCATATCTCTGAGACCAGTGGCGACCGTGAACCGTGGGTGCATATTATCGAGGTCATTCTGAGCGAGATATCGCGGGGTAAGTTTCACTCGCCCTATGAGATCACCAGGGACGAGGAGGGGACGTTGTATCTTGGCATTATGCCGCGGGATATCATGCATCATATCCGCACTGAGTCGGGCTTGCGGCCGGTGTGGGATGCGCTGAGTGTGAAGACGCCGAGGATTTTAAAACAGCAGCTGAAACAGGCTGGCGTTATCTTGAAAGACGATATTAGTTTTACCGCGGGGCAACGTCGGCAGACGCATGCGACGGCGTTGAGTGCTGAGCGCCTGGCTGAGTTTGGCTTGCATGTGTTGGAGCCGGACTCGGCGCCGCCGTTGGCTGAGTCGGCCTAGATGTTGAAGTGTGAGGATGTTAAACGCCTGGCGTATGCCGGTGTGATCGGGATTGATGAGGATCTGGCTGTGTTTGGTGGTTATGATAATCGGCTTGATGGTGTCGGGGTTGATTACAAGGGGGCTGACCAGCCGATGAGTGATGAGGAAAAGCGTCGGCTGGCTGATTATATGATTGGGTTGTGGGTGAGGTATCGGGATGAGGTGGGTGGGTGATGAGATTGATAGTTATTTGGCTGTTGTTTGTTTCTGCTAGTGCTGTTTATGCCGATAGTGTGAAAGTTAATGAGGTGACTAGCATTTATGATGCTGACACTTTCAGGGTGAATATTGATGCTTGGCCGCCGATTGTTGGTGAGCGTGTGCCGGTGAGGGTTTTAGGCGTGGACACTCCTGAAATTAGGGGTAAGTGTGATGCAGAGAAGGTGATGGCAAAAAAGGCAAAGCAGTTCACTGTTGAGGCTTTGCGTGGGGCTAAAAGGATTGAACTTAGACATATTAAGCGGGGTAAGTATTTCCGTTTGTTGGCTGAGGTGTATGTGGATGGTGTTAGTTTGGCTCAGTCTTTGATTAAGTTTGGTTTTGGGCGGCCTTATAGTGGGGGACATAGAGCGGGATGGTGTTAGTCAATTATCCGTTTGTAGGTGGTCCTTATAACGGCCGTGAGTTTGAGACTGACGGCCAGGTGGATTATCTGTTGCCTGTTATTGAGGTGGAGGGGCAGTTGTTTGCGATTGATGATCCGGCGATTGAGGATCACCTTTCGCTGGGGCCTGATCTGCAGGTGAGCTATCGGTTGGTTGAGGGGGAGTATGTGTATCAGGACAAAAAAGGAAGTGAATTTATTTACGCTACTTGAACCGAGATTTTGCGTAAGCGTTTCTAGTGCTTGCTTTGTTTTTGTTGCTTAGCAATATTTCGCGAGACAGTCTCAACAGAGCATCGGGAATATTTTTATGACCATCAGTTATCAATGCAGCGAGATGGGATTGCGTGTACTTGGTCTCATCAGGCGTTTTAATGCCTTCTGTGGTGAGAAAAATGAGCGTGTCTTCCATGCGCTCTGTCTCGATATATTTCCGAATAACCATGTCTTGGTGGGCGGTGGCAGGAACGGCCAAAAGTGTGATGCATTTACGGTAATGATCCGACTGTTCATCGTTGTTTATTATAAGTTCATTTAATACTTCAATATTCATATTTTCCCTAACAAATGGCCAGCTCATCCTTTGGGCTATTGCAGGATGATCTTACTTTTTACTCGAAACAGCCAAATAAATGAGATGGGCAGGGACTGTAATGAATAGAAAAACAAACCCGAATATTACTGCCATGATGTGCAAAAAAATAAAAACGAGATTTCCCATATTCTTCTTCCCCCAAAAATTAGATATTAGCTATCTCTGTCGTTTTCTTCATGGAAGCGTACCTCAGAATGTCGTGTTTGACAAAACAAAAGCGCAGTTCTATAGTCGCGTTACGACTGCAAAATCAGTCGTCTGGATTGACCTCCTGAAATACCCAGAGCGCCAGCGCGCTCGAATCGCGCTTTTTTTGTGCCCGCAGTTTATGGCGGCATGCATGGGGCCGGTTCGTCCGGGCCGCTTCTCTGGGGCGGTAAGGTCAACCCTGTGCGTGTCGCCACCCTTTTCCGGTTGACCTCGGTGGGTGGTGGTAATAACAGCCAACCAGAGGAATCCACCATGGGATCAGTATACGAAAACTACGCTTCATTTCGCACTTATGGACACTCAAGCCGCCATGTGTCGGCGTGTCTATGTTCCATAAAGAATGAAATTACCTATCTACTCAAACAGGAAGAATCATTAAGCGACGAAGGAAGGGCAATATTGTTGTCGATTAATGAGCTGGCCAAAGAAGCGGATGCGATTCGTAAAGAGATGACATCTCAAGTCCTTTTCTTTTCATATGATGTTAATAATAGAACTGTAGCTAAAGACAAAGATTTTGGTGATGGCCATGAATAGGCCAGCGCCCATATCAATAGAAAACCCACTTCAGCGCCAGGCTGGACGTGTTCAGCAAGACTTTTACCCCTTGTTTCAACTCTGCATTGACAACGGCATTGGCCTCGACGAGAGCCAGGCGTTGCTGCGTTCTATCGATCGGATGGAGCGGTTGGCGGGGGATTCTGTTTATTGCCCGAGAGGGCGATAAGGTGCCCCGGTGTTCGCGCACCGGGGCTTTTGTCACTTCAACTAAAGGATTAAATCCATGACAGCACAGATAATAGCAAAACACCCTCACTTGTCCATTATTGAGGGAAAGGTTAAAACCACGTCCAGAGATGTGGCTGAGTTTTTTGATAAGCGCCACGACACGGTTCTAAGGGGTATTAAACAACTTGATTGCCCGCCAGAGTTTCGACTCCGCAATTTTGCGGAGTCCTCTTATTCCAATGAGCAGAGCAAGAATCAGCCTATGGTCGAGATGACACGGGATGGTTTTGTGTTTCTGGCCATGGGCTTCACTGGCAAGAATGCGGCCCAGTTTAAGGTGGCTTACATCGAGGCGTTTAACCAGATGGAGGCTAAGCTGCTGACGGAACAGCGCATGCCTAGCAACCTGGTGAAGATGGCCGACTATATCTCCAGGACGGTGAAGGAGATCCACTCTGGGGATGTTTATCCTATCGATGTCAGTGAGTTAGATAGCTATATCAACAGTATAGAGGAAAGCTCACAGGCTATTCATGAGGCGGTAAACAACATGGATATGATGACATCGATGCTTAGGCAGAGCCTACAGCGGTTTAAGCCTGGGCCTGATTTAGTCCTTGATTGAGGTTTGTTGTTGTCTTATTCATAAAACCTTACTTTTTACGCTGTATGGGCCGCTATTGCGGCCCATTTTTGTTGGGTTAATGGTTAGCGGGTGCCTACTTCTATATGCACATCCCCCCGACCCCCAACAAGTAGGCCCGGCCTTGAGATCGCCAGAAATCACAAAAAGCGTGATTCCCGGCTAAACCTTGCTGAAAAGGTAGGGGGTGGCAACTCGGCTAACTTGCGCAGTAGTGTCTTTTTTTTGCTAAGTCGTTGAGGTTTGAGCAGTTTTTTTGACGGTTTTGCTTCTTGTTTGCGCTGTTTTGGTATTTTTTTGCGCGGTTTGCCTGTTTTGCTGCGCATGTTAGATATTTGACGTTTTTCGCGCTCTTTCTCTCTCTCTCTCTTAATTAATTAAAAAGAAAGAAGAATATAGGGCTTTAAAAAAAGAAATGCGGCTGTGTGGGGTGAGCGGGTTTAGTGTTTTCTTATTTACTGTGGTGCGCGGTTTGAGATTGGGTGCGCGGGTTTTCGGCGCAATCTTGCTAATACATGAAAACATGAATAATCAATGATTTACGGCTATAATTCATGAGGTGCGCGGGTGCGCGGTTTGTTTTGCCCGGCCTTGCTTTGGAGGAGCTGGTTTTTTGTCTGATATTGAGCTGATAGAGGCCTGGTTGGAGTGGAAGTTGTACAACCAGGGGCGAGCAGAAGGGACCGCAAATAAGTATAGGCTTTACTTGTTGCGCCTGATGACTTTTCTTTCTGGTCGAGGCTGTTCGTTGCTGTCGGCTTCATATGATGATCTGCGGCATTTCACTGGTGAGTTTGCTCATAAAGATCTGAAACTGACACCTCGAGCGCGCCGGCCGTTGGTGGCTTGTGTGCGTGGTTTTTATGGTTGGGCTAGGGATAACGGCTTGAGCTCTGATTCTCCAGCTGAGCGGTTGGAGTATCCACGTTCTGGTCGAGCGTTGCCGTCGGTGATGATGATCAGCGATGCCGAAAAAATATTAATGCAGCCTGATCTCGATACATTTACTGGGGTGCGTGATGCGGCGTTACTGGCGACGTTGTTCGGTACCGGGCTGAGGATGGCGGGCCTGGTGGGGCTGAATGAGTCGAACTTGTGCTTTTATCAGGATGATTTTTGTCGTGATCGGCTGGCCATTAAGGTGAAAGAGAAGGGGGATCATGAGCGTTTGGTGCCTGCCCCTGATGATGTGATGTTTTTGATCCGGGCTTATCTTGGCCATAAGGAGCTGAAAGGCATCGATCGCGCCTTAGTTAATGGCGATCGGGTGCTGTTTGTGTCGGTTCGGAATAGGTCGATCCCTGAGCACGAGTATTATGGTGAGGCTCGGCGGATATCTTCTCGGTCTGTTGATGACATGATCAAGAAGTATGGCCGGGCTGTTGGGGTGTCTGAGGAGCGATTGCACGCCCATGCCGCCCGTCATATGTATGGCACTGAGATGGCTGAGGACGACGTGGACATCATCACTCGCCAAAAGCTGATGGGGCATGCCGATGCTAATACCCTGGCGATATACACCCAGCTTGCCTTACGCCGGCTTTCAAGAGTAGTTGATAAGTCTAACCCTCTAGCTAAGATCCGCACGCCGGTGACTGGCATTCGTGAAATATTAGAAAAAAGATCATGACGCCCTTTCTCGGATCAGGCAGGCGCTTAGAACTTACATTGTCTGGGGTTACGGTTTACCCCCAACCCTTGTTGTGTCTACGTTCTGAGAGGTGCCCGGTGCCCCCTAGAACTCCCTTTAGAAACGGCCTAACTCAAAACAAACCATTACTGCGCTTTATATACAAAGGCGCAGTTGTCACACCTTGCCCACCATATCAATCAGGAGGTTACGTTGATCATGTCCGAAGATATGCGCAGTGATACAGCAGGAATGAGCACCACAGGTCCTAGATTCAGCCCTGTCATCGATTCAGAAGGGACCAGGGAACAGGGGGTGGGGGGTCGGCATAGAGAAACGGCCCTCCCTGCAGGGGGGGGTGGGTACCTAGATAATTGCACTACTTTAGACCCCCTATTAAAGGGGGGTGAAAAAATCGACCCGCGAATTGATGAATTACACCGAATAGGCTTACACGCCAGATGGTTGGCAGTGGCCAAGCTGATCGGCTATGAAAAATTCGTGGAGGTATGGAGCGTTTTAGATGAAAGCCTCGATGAAGAATCTCGCCGAGGTTTTACCATACATAACTTCAGGGAATTAAAGCGATATCAACGAAATAGATACATTGAAGACCTTTCCTTATCGCACAAAGCGGCAGAAATACAGCGCCGAGTGAAAAAAGATCTAGGAGAAGACCTATCTAAACGGCAGGTTGCGCGCCTAATGAAGGCCCAGGGCGTGAGCGTTTAA